AAAATATTTTTAAGTGTTAAATATTTTTCGATTATTGGTTTAATTTCTGGCAAATATTCAATATTACCAAATAGGTAAAAATGAGCATCGTCTTTTAACAAAGGAATTGCCTGTCTAAGTACATTTTCAAATAATAATATTGTATCTTGAATTTTATCATTTGCGATTTTTTCTTTATCACTCCATCCGCTTTTAAAATCCATACCATAAGGAGGGTCTGAAAGTAATAAATCATAAGAATTTTGTTCAAGTGTTGGTAAAATTTGAATACTATCACCATGTATTATAATTTGTTCAGTGTTTGTTAGTTCAATAGGCTTTTCAAACTCTGCTTTTTTTTGTTCAAAATTTATTTTCTTTTCTTCTTTTTTTATTTCTTGGTAGGCTTGGTTTATTGATAATTCGCCTGTTGATAATTTTTCTTTTATTTCGGGAGCTGCCTTTTCTTCTATCTTTTTGACCTTTGCAATCGTATCGTGTGACACGTTTGCAACTTTTGCAAGTTCTTGCCTTGTATCTATTTTTTGTTCTGCAGAAATCTGCAAAACAGATTCGGGTTTCCTAATTTGATTCTCCTTTGCCTTTGCTTTAAAAACATCTTCCAATTCCAATGCCAAAACGCTTCTTTGATAGTTGCTCAAATTTCTTCTACCAAATTGGTTTAATATCATCCACTCTTTAACATCCTGTTCGCTATCAAAATGTTTTTCTATTGTTTTGTATTCAATCCCCCAGCGTGTGACAATTTCGTACCTATTGTGACCATCAATAATATAACCGTTCCATGTGACTATTGCATCTCTTATTCCCTCTTCAAGACAATTGTTTTCAAGTTGTGTAAATTCTTCTTGACTAAGTGGTGGTATTAGCTTTTTAAATTCGGGGTTAATCTTTAAATCAATCATGATAAATATTTAAAAAATTCAAGCCTCACAATCCGTCAGGTCTTCACTTCTAACTTCATGCAAGGCTTGTAAATCTTTATTGTTCTATAATGTGAAGACGAACATAATGTACTTCAAATATAATCATAATTTTTCAGATATGCAAATTCATTTTGTAATTAAAATTATTGATGTTGTTAATAATCCGGTGAGTGCTGAGATTCCTATCATCTGCCAGACCTTTTTTTGTGTTTTCTCTTTTTTCAATTCTATGTTTAGGTAGCGCATTGTTATTTCGGAATTGTCGAATTGTTTTCTAAGTACAATATTTTCGGAAGTGATAAGCCTTGCATCGTCTTTGAGCAGTTTAATGAGTGTATCCTGTTGCAGAATCATGACCTTCGACCTTTGTAATAAATTCAAACATTCCGATAATTCTGACTGCGCCATTGTTCGAAAACAGAACAAAAGTAGGATGAAAATTAAACTACTTTTTGCCATGATTTTTTAGGAAGTTGTCGATGTCAATTATTAAGTTTTCCTGTTCGAGGTTTATTCTATATTCCAGACTATCAATTGATTTTTTCAGTCGTTCCCGTTCCAACTTAATGGCCTGAATTTCGTTTTCGAGTTGTTCTCGATGGTGTTTGAAGATCTGATGTACGGCTGATGTCTGGTAGCGGACAATATAGATTATTGCAAAAACAAAAAGTATCAATCCGGCGCCGATTATCATTAAAGTTGTTTGTTTCATGTAACTATTTTAAACAAATATAGTGAGGTTAATTGACATTTTCAAGTAAAATAATTACATTTGTTGTATCATAAAATTTGTTGTTATATATTTTAATTTGTTAGCCTTTCCTGAGCAATTAGGAAGGGTTTTTTTTGTGTATAAAAAAAGAGGTCAGTATTTTTTTTACCAACCTCTTTCAATGAGAATTACAAAACCTGTAAACAGTACAAATATAATTATTTTTCTGATAGCGCCCTATTTACTGCGGCAAAAGTTAGTTTGTTCACCTCGCCCAAAAACCAATCAATTTGACCTGGAGGTAATAAACTCATGGTTGCCATTAGTTCTGTCATTAAAACTACGTTATCAAAGTTATACTGTTTTAGTTCCTCAAATTTTTCTTTTGTCGTCCGGCGTTCCAGACCTTTAAGAAAATTAAGCATATAATTTCTAAGGTTTTTAAAATTTACTTTGTCGTTACCTTTCATTTTGTCCGGCTCCATCTCAGTAATGGCATAACAGGCAGCATTTAGGCAGGTAATGAGTAGATAAAAATCGGCTGCGCTTTTGTTGTCAATCATTTTATTTGTAAGTTTGATTTTGTTACTAATAAAGCGCCGGAAATATTTATGCCAGATTCAATCGCTTTTTTGATTGCGGTTTTGTCCGCGTTTATTTCGATTTTCTCTTTCAAATATTCTTTTGGCAGTTGGTTACAATCTGTAATTTCTACGCTTTTTGATATTCGGTTACTTATTTTGTGAAGTCCTGTTTCAAAGTTCCCGAAAGTATCGACTGCCATTGAAAGATAATTTTTAATCCGGTCTATTTCGTTTTCGGTTCGCTTTTTCATCTCTTTGAGTCTGTCAATCTCAGCGTCAATGTTAGAAATAAGATTTTCTTTATTCCGGATAACGTAAATATAGGCCTTAGCTTTGTTATTTAGTTCGTCCCGACTATTGATATAGGCTTCGTGTAAATCGTCCGTTATTTCGCCGTTATTTTGCTCAATAAGGCTTATAATGTTTTGGTATTCGTTACCGATTTCAAAAATTGTTGTACTTGTCATAATCCATTTGTTGTTTAAGTCTTAAAAATAAAAAATCGTCTAATTCTTTTTCTGTCATTTCCAGAAGTTCTGCGAGTTCCTCCGGCTCGTATTCTGTTTCTTTAATTACTAAAGATATTATATCAAATTGTTCATCAAGTCCGGGTTCCTCCAGTGTTGCGGAATACCCTTCGTGATGTTCTGCCACTACTTGTATTACGTGGTTTTTAAATCTTATTCTTGTTTCGATCATGGTTAAAATATTTTAAGAGTTAAAAAATACCGGTTTTGAGGATCCGGAAACCTTTTGTTTTTATAACTTAGTGTACATTCCTGTTATTTCAGTAAAAATATTTTGTAGTTGGTCATTATAGACATTTTCAAATATTTGAACTTCGGTAGTTGTATTTTTTGAATAATTAACCTTTAAAAATTCAACATTGTAAAGATCTAAACCATTAAGAGTAATAATCAAATAATTTGCTTTGCTTTTGTTTGTTCTAAGTTTCATTGATAAAGCGTTTCCATGACTTAATAAAGTGTGAGCGCCTGTCATTGCTAAAAATTTGTTACCACCTAATTGAGCGAAAATTTGATTTGCAGTTGTCATAATCTTAAAATTTGTTTGTTATAAATTGTTTCCCTTGTATCTTGTTACAAATTTATAACAACTTTTATTATTTACAAACTTTGAACAAACTTTTTTTTCTATTTCTTTAATTTTTTTTCAAAATCAATAGAAAATAATGCCAATTTATACGCGTCACGCTTGTCTTGCTCTGAAATTAAGCCTTTATAATTCAAAAAAACGGTGTGATTAAAGTGTTTTGAGTACAATTTTAACTGAGCATCATTCCACTTTTGGCCTTTTAACTTAGGACTGACCTCAAAAACGTTGTTTTTAAAGAGTTTTTGTAAGATTCTGAATGTAGCTTCCGATATTGCCTGATTCATACCAACGTGACGGCTTTTTTTGGCTATTTCCGGCTTGCTTCCTTTCATGTCAAAAGTTAGATCTTGAAGATAACTGTTTTCGACCGTATAAATACCAACCGGCGCAATCCAAACCCAATCTAAAAAGTGCATAAAGTCTTTGAAGACTATAAAATCAACGGTTTGATTTTCTATAATACAGGCACAAAAGCCGTTTTTCCTGAATGCCGGGTCAATTCCTATGTAGATCAAGTTTATTGAGTTTATAGTGTTCAATGATTTTGCCAATATGATGCCAATAATTACCGGCACCGTATCCTTTGAGCATCTGCCAGTATTTATAATCTTTTCCGGTCGCATGTTTATAGTGGAAGATTAGGAATTGAGCGTGGTCAAAATACCCTTGTATTACGGTAGAATATTTGCGCCATTCCATTCCGGCGCGATCTGTAAAACAATCGCCTCGAAAAGCCTCTGGATAATATTTGATTCCGAAGTGATTGTTTGAATGTTTACCAATATAAGATACACCTCCACCGGATTCTGCGAGCGCCTGCGCTAATTGAACGCTTGTAGGCACGCCATAGACAATCTCGCATAGTTTGGCAACCGGATAATATTTAGTGATGTATTCCGTTTGGTTTTGCGGTTGAAGGAATAGAATGAGTGCGATTTTATAGATTAGTGTCATATTACTTGCGGGTTAAATTTGTCAGATAAAGCGTTTAACATTCCAGAGTGAGCCTGTTCCGGCGTATCGTAAAAAACGCCGCCGAGCCTACTATCTAAAATCAAATTATCTTTGTGTTCTACATGAAAACACCAACGGCCATCGGATAATTTTATTAACTCTGCGACCATTATTTTACTATCTACTTTGATGTTTAGTATATAGGCCTGATTTCCTTGTAGGCCGGTGTGATAGTGATAATATTCAGTATTGCTAAACACAAAGATAGGCTTTCGAACGTTTCGCGGTTTAAAAAATTGAATATACATAATTTTAAGGTTTTAAAAATTCCCAAACAAATAACTTTGAATACATGGCATCACATTTGGCCTGAAACGTTTCATTTCCGGCTCCTTCAAAACTTTTTAGTAGTGCGCGGTTGTGTTTAGCCTCGTACAAATTAGTAAAATCTGCAGCCTTTTTCTGATGTTCGCGTTTTACTAAATGCTGCGCCTCAGACCAGACTCTTTTTTTTGTTTCGTCATCGAGTTGTATAATTCCGTTGTCGATTAAGATTTTCGGCCAGTGGATTCGTATTTCTTCGTGACTGTTATACTTTAGTGGAAGACCGTTTTTTTTCTTATCGAGTTCGGCCTTAAATTCGGCGATTACTTCCTGTCGTGCGATAAAATTTTTATGGTCTACCTCGTTGACAAATGTTTCGCCGCGAATGTTTTTTTGATGCAAATGTTCTATTTCGACTATTGCTTTGTTTCTACGTTTTGAATATTCGCTTAAAATATCGCCTAACATAGATACGTTAAACTTGCCGTAATAGGCCACCATATTAACATCTATTTCATTGTTAGCGCCCATTTCAAAAGCCAGTTTAATTTCATTTATAGATATGTTTTTGTAGTTTCTATAAACAAAGAGAACTGATTCTTTGAGTACGTTATCATTAAGGTCGTCGTTTTTAATGCCACAATAGACTTCGGCGCAAAATCTGAGTGCGAGCGATATTCCTGTTATTGATTCTTCATGATTTAGGTTTTTGATTATTAAGTAGTGATTGGATAATATTGTTTTCAAATTGTTCTTGCTCATTGAGAGCGTTGAGTGACATTTCGATAATGTTAGTAACAGATCGCTGCCTAATCTCTTGTTCTGATTGATAATTTCTATTTCCATTTTTCTGGTTGTTTTGATTGTTGTTAAATTGTTTTAATAAATCGTTGTTTATAAATGTTCCGTCCCAATTATTTGCAATACAATTTTCAATACTTGCGATTACTATATTTTCTCCATATTGTTTTACTTCCTTTTCAAATTTATCCATTCTGGCCTGAATGGTCATTTGTGTTTTATAAGGTTTTTTCTTTTGCCGTCTATGTTCAAAAAAGTCATTTATTTTCTGAATTAAATTAGGGGTAAATTCCGGAGGAAAAACTAAAGTAAAATTCTTTTTACTTTCTTTTTTAATTGAGTTAGTAATTGTGTTAGTAATTGAGTTAGTAATTGAGTTAGTAATTGGTATTGTATTGACCATTTGGGCATTTCCATTTTCCTGTTTGGGCATTTCCATTTTACCATTTGGGCAAATGGATTTTACCGTTTGGTTACTTGCATTTTCCTTTTTAGGCATTTGTAAAAATTGACTCTCATTATCAAAAGCATACCAGATAGTTCTATCAAAACCTAATTTGTTATAATTTCCCTTAATTAAGATTTTGAGGTTTAAAAGGTTTTGAAGTATTGCCCTTACCTGTTTTTCACTCCAGAAAGGAAATAACTCAGAAAGTGCTTTAATTGTGTTATATGTCCAATAATGGCCATCGTAATAATTAGAATTGTTAGCTTTGTTTAACCTGATCCAATATTGAAAAGATTTAATCATTATAGCTTCGTCAACTCCATAGCGTTTGGCTAATTCAACATCAAAACTATATTCCATAATCTATATTTTTTTTAAAGCATTTATAAACTTGTCTAAAGTTTCATCAAAATTATCTACCTTCTTTTTTTCTCTTATAAAAATAGGTAAAACCACATATTTACCAGGTTCGTCAGGTATAAAATCAATTGCATCAATTTCGTTATTCCAAAGTTGTCTATTTTCTAAAAATTCTAATTTATCAACTGAATGATTATAGTAACCTTTACCAATTTCTGCAATCCTAAAAATTCCATACTTTAATTCCATAATTCTATAAATTAAAAAACCCGCAACAATTCGCCGGAGGTCGGAGTCTCCTTTGAATTGATACGGGTAAAAAGTTAATGTTAGTATTTAAAACAGTTCGTTATTCAGCTCCGACCCCGAAAAACAAACCTTAATTTTTTTTTAAATAAGGCAGCCGAACGTTGCCCGACTGCCTGATAATTCTTAGGATTTTTTATTCCAATCTTTGCATACAGTTTGCGGCTGGCTGCAAAGTAAACAATCAAAAACCATTGCCATAGTTTGATTGCAGCACAAATATAGTAATAATATTCTAATTATCAGCAACTAACAACAAAAAATCTTCAAAACTTTTTGAATTTTTGTAAGCCGAGTATAAGTCGCGCCGGATTAACGCATCGTGTTGGTGTAGGTAGATATAAACAACCTTGTCGATTGTAACGCTTCCGTACAACTTCGCCACGATGCTATAATTTGTCTTGCTGACGTTCTGAATGACTTTCATTCCTTGATAAATATTCCGTTTACTGTTTTACCTTTTCGGTCTTTAATCTCATGCCATGCAGCCTCCAGACAATGGTCGACATCAAGGTCGTACTGTTTGGCCAAAATAATTAAAACAACCTGAATATCGCCGATAGAATCAATAATTTTGATAATATCGTTTTTAGCCATACCGGAAGCGAGTTCGCCGGTCTCCTCGATAAGTTTCAAAAATTGTTTGTTCTGATTTTCCTTAGTAAGGAGATTACGTTCCTTCGCCCAGTTGATAATGTTTTCTTTCATCTTAGTTCTAATTGATTTTCGTTAAAAATGTGAAGCATTCCATTGTTTTCGAGTTCTGCCACGATTCTAATTTCGCCCTTTGTAGTGGTGAAAATAGCGACTACAATTCCATCAAAGGAATAACCTTTTGGTTTTCTCACTTTGTCATTTAGTTTAAATTTCATTGATTTTTCTTTAAACATTTGTTGTTCAAATAATGATTCTAATAATCTGCTATTCATAGTTCCTTATTTAGTTCGTTATACACTTCAAACCACCAATCAAAGGTTGTTTGTTGTTGTGTGTTGAATGGGTTACTATGAGGGTTTGATGCCAGAACGTGCCTGACGGTCAACTGAGCGCAACGTATCGCGATAAGCGTGCAAAGTATTTCATGCCCGCAATCGGTGTCTTCGTCTTGCAAGATGTTTTTAAATTCAGCGATTAACTGATCTTTTTTTTCTTTCGGTGTCATAATAATTCACTTGCTTTAGTTAAATAATCTGTTTGTTTCGGTTCGTCAATAATCTGTATAAAAAAATCGCATTTATCATTGCCAGGTTCAAACCTACAATAGGATTGTACATGTTCGCTCGGCTTTGCCTTGTACCGAAAACAAAACTCGGTAAACTGGCAGTCTGAATTTGTGCAAAGTGTGAGGTCAGGCATTGTCATTGTTTTTATAAACTGCATTATAATAAACTTCTCCCATATTTGATTTATAGTTCCATTCTACGGCAGCAATTATCTGTTTCTTTTCTATCTCCAGAAACTTATGAAAATGATGCACAAACTGTCTGCCTTTCTCGGTGTATATGTCAAATAAATTAGGATGTAATTTTTCTAATTCGATAAATACTTCCTGTACTGCTGTCTTTTTATTCTGATTCATATTGTTGTCTATCATAATAATTTTTAAATGCTTCTAATACTTTTTCTGAATTAATTTCACTTTTTTCAACTATATAAGCATAAGTGAAAAAATTTAATAGTTGTGATTTTTCCAATAATAAGGCTTCCTTCAAAATATCTCTTTCAGTTGTTGAATTATCATTGATTTCATTCAATACTCTTTGAAAATATATTGATTTTGATAATTCTTTGATTAAATATTCTACTGCTGTCATAATTTATTTCTTTTATAATTTCTATCATAATATTTTTCTGCATAATCAAATGGAGGTATTGCTTGATCATCGTTATAAGCTTCAATTATCTGCTGCTTTTCAAGTTCTAAGGCTGCATTAAAAATGTTTTGAACTAAAGAATCTTCTTTATATTCAATAAATCCTTGATTAACTAAATCATTAAAAAATATTTCTACTGCTGTCATAATTTTATATAATCTATAAAGTTTAATATTGGCATTTCTTTCCTATCACAATTGATTGCAAATTTTGCATAGTCTTGTGATTGCTGCTTTTCAAGTTCTAAGGCTTGTTGTAAAATAATTTTACTTTCTTCAAACTCACCTATTTTAACATAATCTAATTTTTTATTAATTTCATTTACTAACCATTCTACTGCTGTCATAATTTAAGTTTTAAGTGTTAATAATTTTATCCCCTGACCTTACCCCGCACGTCTGCGGGGCAGTATTCAGGTTAAGTGTAACTTATGCCAGGTAATACCTAAGGTTCTTCATCACACATCTAAGACCACCGTTGTTGACCATCGTTGAGAGGGCTCGTGGTTCGATTAAAAATAACCCTGACAGGATTTGAACCTGTAACGTACATCTCATATCTTTGATGTAAGCACTTGATAATAGTTGCGTCTACCAATTCCGCCACAGGGTTTATCTGGGGACAATCTGTCCCTAATGCTGATAACATCTACCGCTGCAATTCGTTGTTTTATTCTTGCATCTCGTTTTACTCTTTGTCATACCTCCGCACTGAGTAGTTGAACAATTACTACCATAAGATTTTGTTTTCATGATTGGCACCTGAGCGCAACTTGTAAAGAAAACAACTAACAAAAGATAGATTAAATTTTTCATTTGTCTAATTTGTAAAGTTTATAAGTTTCAATAATACTGATTAAATTCTTTTCGTAACGTTTCGATGTTGCATATCCGCAGCGCTGCAATTCCTTCGCCCAATGTTTGTAATCCTTAGATTTAAAACAACTTTTGTATCTGTCATTGAGCAAAATCTTTGAATGTTCCCGATAAGATTCCCATGCCGTTTCAAATATTCTAAACATATCATAAATGTCGTCATCCGCGTAATTAGCGCACCGGCAACCGATACATTTTGAATAGCATTTAATACCGAAATGATTGTTATCCTTAATCGCCATCTTTGACTGTCCGGCTGCGCTTTCAATTATACCCTGAGCCAAAGTAATGGAGGCCGGAATGCCGTATTTGTCCTGTTCGATTAGTGCAACCTTTGTAAACCTTTCGATATATGCCTCAAATTTGCTTTTATTATCAGTTTTAAGCGCGTTTTGTGTCACGTTGGTAGTATTTACCGCGCTATCTTGTAAAACTGTCTTAAAAACCGTTTTTTGTGGCGTTGGTTTTGGACTTTTTTTGTCCAATCCGGAATTAAATTCTAAATAAGCGGTGCAATAAAGAAAACAACCGCTCAAGATCATAAATATTGTTTTCATTTCCTGTTATATTTTCGTTTTTGTCCTCTGAGTTCTTCGGCCGTATCTTTTAAAATCTGCCACTCTGAGGCGTTTAAATTAAGTTTTGATAGATACATTAACAAAGCCGCACAAATAGAACTCTGCTTCAATTTTAAAGCGCCGGGCGGATTAAATTCCTTAGCGAAATAAGTAACTTGTAACAGTTCATCAATCTTTATTCCGGAAGTTGCAAAGGTTTCTATTATCGCCGTTAGCGTTTCGGACTTGTTACACTTAAAATCCTTCGATAACCGTTCTAAATACTGATTAAGTTGTTGTTTTAAAGTTACCTGTACTAAGATATTATTTCCTTTTGCATCACTTACGATTAGATCAGGGGTTGCCACGCTTACGGGTGTGGCAATCCTGAATATGAAGTCTCTACTTGTTGCGCTTATTCTTATGTTAATTCTCATCTTTTATGGTATTGTCGATAAATTCTAAATGCGTTTTACTTATTTCGTAATGGTTAAGTAATGTTTCGCGTTTTTCTGGATTCTTTTTAAGCCATTCGATTAACTTATTGCATTCCTCAATCGTTTGTACCTTCTTTTTTGTCGGCCGAAGTAATTCGTTTGTGATGTGGCCAGAGGTTTGAGCGTCGTCATCGTTGTCGGCCGAAATAGATAACATCGCACAAATCTGATAGCGTTTAGCATAAGTCAACCCACCGCCCAAATTCTGAAGGTCATTTGTCCCTCTGCTGCCATTCATTGCAGAAAACGGCATCTCAGTTCGCAAATATTGACCGCTGACATGATATAAAACCGTAGTAAGGTATGCGCCGGTCAAACTTTGAACGATAACTAAACCGTTTTTAGATAGTAAAGGCCGGATATTATTAAGAATGTTATCCAAAGTGAGATAAGCATTTTTTAAATGGTCGTTTTTCCTGTCCTTTTTTAGACTGATTTCGTGAAAATCTTTTTGAAAGTTGATAAGAGCCTCAATTAAGAGGCTCACATTATCGCTTTGTTTGTATTCCATAGTTTTAGTTTAAAGTGTTGTGAAAATTCTTTTTAGTTCCTCTTCCTGTTCATAAAGCATTTCGAGTTCGTCATTGTTGTAAGGCCTTGTAACCTGCTCCGGACTAACCTCAATTTTTTGAACCCAGAACTGGTTCCCACTAAAAGACTGGTAAAAGTTTTCGTCCAATTGAATGGCTAAAAACCAATCATTATAATTTTTGATTCTTTCATTTCGCTTATGTGTACTTTCCTCGAAAATATCACATGGTGCGTGATTGCGTCTAATCCAAAAATAATTTGTTTTCATTGTCATAATTTTTAATTGTTATTTAATATTTAAAAGTAGCGGTTTAAGGTTGACCGCAAACCTATTTTTTTACGCTGCCATAAACATCAATTGTAAAATACTTTCAACTATAATTTTATTTCCATTTTTAATTTCAAGAATTATATCCTCTGTTGTTCTTTTTGTTAGTTCTGAATAAGATTCAATTGCTAATTTTAATGTCGTTTCATTCATTTTTTCGATTGTTAAAGTTTTCATTGTCATAATTTTTAATTGTTATTTAATTTGTTGTTACAAAGATATAACAACTTTTTATAATTACAAACTTTTTATAAAAATATTTTTACTTTTTTACAAAAAAAATAGGCAACCGGTTAAAGCTGCCTATCAATTCCCTAAAAATAGTCAATAAAATCAATCTTTGAGTTTGTCCTGAAGGGTTTTTATCTGTTCATCTTTGACCGTTATCTGTTTTTCCATCCTGTCGCGAAAGTCTTTGTGAATGTCGCTAATATCCTTTAGGTTACTTTGATGTTCAATTCTTAGTTTTTCAGTTTCTGTACTAAAGGTTGTAAGCTGATCTTTCATCTGAATTTTCATATCTCTTAGCCAGAACCATAAAACCGCAACCACGCCAAACTTAGATATAATTTCGAAAAGTGTAGAATCTAAACCAACCTCAGCGCCGGTAAAAAGGAATAAGCCTGTGGCCGCCGTTAAATCTATAATTGAGTTATTATCCATTATTAAAAATCTATTTGTTTAGAAATGTATTCAATCAAAGGTAAATTTTTAACCCAAAGATATAACGGATTTATCGTATTGTCAATCTCTTCCGTACTTATAACAAAATTTTCGTTAAAATCTGTAATGACATTATAAAAACTATCCGGCGCATATTCCTTGCCGTTTATTTCATCTGCCTGTTCCAGCGTTAATAGTCCAACGTAGATCATATCTCCAATAGTGTAAAGTTAGTTAATTGATTATGTTTAAAAACTTTTATAGCCTCGAACCATCTTGAATCTGGCACGACCATACAACCGGCTGACCAATTATCGACCGCTGAACCAATGCCGCCCCTGTGGAAGTTTATTCCATAAAAACCGCGCGTGTTTATGTTTTTATCAATATTAAGATTTTTATTTCCGTCTCTCCAAATGTTAACCGCGCCTGTCTGCATGAAATATGGCGCACCTAACCAGAGACTTTTCCAATTTGCGGAAGTAATAAAAGTATGACTGTTTATTACTTGTTGTTCGCACGCAATGGCCGTTCCTGTAATGCCTCCGGTCGTTACTGGGTTATATATCCAATAATTGCCCGGCCTTGTTGAACATGGCAAAATAAGATCTACAATACCATTATTGAAACGTACACAGACATCGGTAAATTTATTATCAAAAGTTTTATTTAACCTCAGCCAGACTAATTCCGTTTGCGGTTGTTTCCAATCACGTTTAAATAATTCATCATTTACAAAACGTTTAGCACCGGTTAAAGATAAAGAGCCAATTATACCATCAATCGCGCCGGAATAAAATCCCCTATCTTTTAATATTTGTTGAAAGTGTTTCATTATACTTGCCTTCCTAAAGCCGTTTGATATGTTTGTATAGATGTATAAAGGTTTAAAGATTCCGTATCATTTAAACCATTTCCAATCGTACTAAATGCCACTTCGCGAGGTGAATATAGTTGGATTGAACCATTATCATTAAAAGCATTTAGAACAATATTTTGATTAGCTAATCCATTACTTGCAGTTGTTCCTGTTACTACCTTAGTGTTATTTTTCCAGCCATTAACAACATTTGATGCTGATCTATTGCTCATGTAAAATCCCTCACTATTGATATTTGCAAAAGTTAAATCTGTTGCGTTTGCGCTATTTACTTTGTAATATGAAAGATTGCCTGTATAACGTGATATTATTGTAATACCACCTAAACCGGCTGCACCTCTCACACCTAAATCGGCACCTGAAATAGTAACTGGATTTGTTCTGGAATAATAACTTACATGCGTACTATCTTGTATTAAATTTATACTTGGATTATTATAAGTATTTGCATATCCATTTACACTACCTGTTGCACCTGTATTTGAGTGAGTCCAACCTCCAAAAAAAACTAATCTAAATGCTGCATTTGTATCAGCTGGATTCTTTAAATTATATTTGTGTGTCGTTGCAGTACCACCAACAAAAGGATAAATCGCAAAACATTTTGTCCATAATCCATATCCTTTTAAATCAATTACAAGTTGATTGATTGCAAGTTTTTGAGTATTGTCAGTAATTCCTGTCGCAGTCAAAAACGCGAGCGCATCAGGGTCTAAACCTGCATAAACATAAGAATTTATAATCATGAGCGTACACCAATTAAAGTAATTTTTAATCCTTTTGCCGTTCCATCTCCAATCTGGTCAATATCGACCGTAATTTCAGCATCGTCCGTAATTGCAGAGGTTGTTATCGTGGCGGGCGTTGCAGCCGTTACGCTTGTTTTCTCTGTATTGTCAATTGTCAATTTTGTACCCAGAACCGAAGATCCGTTTTGGTTTATATCCACAGTAAAAATAGAACCAGATGCCTGAGCAGTTGTTAAACTTGCGCGAACGCCAGTAAGCGTAAAGGCTGCCGGTGTTCTAAATGTAACCTTTGCCGCGCCGGTTGTTAGTGCGGTCGTTTCATCACTCGCTGCCGCTTGTATGTCAATTACAGATGTTTCAAGCCTGTTAATATTGGCGTAAATTTTACCGTTTATAGCATGCGCATATTCAACGTAACCAACAATTATAATTTTGTTTGGATATTGTGGTTTTACGTTTGTAATTGCGCCTGCAGTTGTTGCACTTAAATAAAGTACATCGCCATCGTTCCACGTTTCGCCCTGTAAACTTCCCGTTGTGTTAATTTGTCTGACCTGCCCCAAAACCGTAACAAAACCCTCCTGATTTTTATTTATTGTTTCTGTTACTATTCCAAGTGTACTTTGACAGTTTGCTTCCGTATCGGACTGAGCCAAACGAACCGCTAATCTTTGACCTTGCGCACCGGCAATTCTTACGACTTGATAGTTAGCTTCCAACAAATCTATCAATGGAACAGTTTTATTTACTACCCTTGCGACAATCTCCTGACCTATTTGTAAAGTTACCGCGCCACCCTTTAAACCTAAATTTAAAGTTCCGTCTGTATCATTCCAATTAAGTTGACCAACGCCCGAAATTTCAGCCGTTGCTAAATTAAACGTTGTTTTGTCTACGTTTAATAAATCATTATTATTAACATCAATATCAGTTGCACCGGCTGAATTACCAACCGTTAAAACCTGACTTAAATTCTGACTGCCGCCACTTAATTCAAAAAAAAAAGACCCTGATAACAAGTCGGCCAAATCGTAAGCATCGCCGGAAAAAGTTATTGCCGCAGCCGGTTCTATTTGTGTAGATCTAATCTGTTCAATATTTAAACTTTTCCATTGGTTAAAGCCAAACTTTACAATAACTTCCGTACTGCTTTTGACTTCTAAAGCGTTCACATTTACAAACACAAACAAAACTAAATTTGTGATTGAATCTTTTAATACGACATTTCCTGTCGACTGTTTAACAATTTTATATAAGGTCATCGGTAAAAAATTATATTGGTTGAAGAATTACGTTTGTTCTGGCATGAGTTACAATAAACACCATATATGCTATAATAATTGCAAAGGTAAGGATTTGAACCGCAACCGCAATCATCACAACCTGAGTCGCAAGGGCAATGTTTTTTTGCATCAAATAGCGGATAATCGGCCTTATTCTGACAAAGGAATTTAATTAAATATTCTTTAAGGTTATCAATCTTTTGCATCATGTTATCCTGCATAATCTTGAAAGCCTGAGCGCCTCCATTCTGGGCGAACTCGGAATCATTCAAAAATATACCCTTTGATGCAACCTGAAAAGTAATGAAGGGTAAGGCCTCGTAATAAACAGTATAAGCCGCGTATCTCAATAAATAAGATACCCATAGCGTTTCGTAACTCGCCGGTGCAGGAGGAATAAATTTGTTAACTATTGCGCCCGCGTCTGGATTGTAATTACTAACCGCCGCATTTTGTTCGGCCACTAAGTCATCGTAGAAAGCGCGCCCCAGAACCGGAATTAAAAACCGTTCCTCTGTACTTAAAATGTACGGACTGATTAAGTTAATATCAAACCTTGCATTAACCGGCGCTGCCCTGTATAATCCTGTATTTACGACCTCCTGAGGCTTAATTAGTGTTTGCATTGTCAATTTGTTTTAGCTTTCTTATTGCCCATTCAATCCCTTCATCGCCGCCCCACGCGTCCCACATTAAACCGCCGCAGCCTTCAGAATAAGGTACGTTTTTATGTTGTTGGTGTCGTTTAAAACTTGCCATGCGTGCGATTGTATCTCTCGAAATCTTTTCTTTATTTGCTAACTGATTAGCGCGCGCCTTACCTGTCGCCTCGCCGCACGAACCCCATCCGTTTTCTTCCGCCCATTTTATAGCGCGTTTAGCATTATTTACCGCTGCCTCTGGATAGTCATTATAAGTGTCCTCACTTCGTACTTTTGCCATTACAACCGGTTGAACTTCCAACGGCGGAAATCCTAATTCTGCGCGTTGTTCGTCCATTGTTAGAACGGTTTTTATATCCAAATCGCCCGCGAATGATACCGGCATTGGCTTAGCAATATCGACCGCCATATTTGACCAATCGTAGCCAAAAAACGCGGCGGCATCTTGTATAACCGGATTCAAAAACTTTGTTAAAAACAATCTTTGGATCGGTCTGATAACAGTATTATAAACAATGTCAAATTCAGATCTTATTTGTTGGTTAGTTCCCAAACTTCCGGCGGTTCTTAGTCCGGTCAAACTATGTGTCCATCTGTGCGCGCTAATAATAGCCGTTTGTGACATTTCCTGCAACTTCGTGAACTCGCCGTCATTTTTACTTTCCAATATTTGCACATCAGCTTTGTATGTTTCATCTCTCAAAGCCTGAATAAACATTTTAGAATTATTACCGGTGCCTGTAAAACAGTCTTTCATCGCCCTGACTAACGTTTCCGCTTCCTCCTGATTCGTTGAACCAAACAAAGACACAATTGCAGAAGGAGTAAAGCCGTTTTCAAATTTTGACTGATTAAATTTTGGTATTCTATATTCAAGTTCCGCCCAAATTTTGGCGCTGATCCAATCCGGAACGCCCCAATAAGTCAACGTAGGCTCATAATTTTTAAGGTGAACAACGCTTTTTTCTATTCCGTCAATCTTTTCAAAGTGCGGAAATAATGGTAATTCGTAAGGCGCTTTTGGTGTTGTCCAATAGTGCTGCTCAAATTCGCTCGATATACCTATGTGAGTTGGATACATCTCATGTTCGGCCGCTTTTTTAGGTCGACACCACATAATAGGCAAAAGTCTCATGTAGTATTTGAGCGTTTTACCAACTTTTATTTTGCTAATTTCGATAAAAGCATTCCCAAAACTGCAAAAATCGTTAATAACCTTTGATGTAAATTCCTCAATATTCTCACCCTCTGCATTTACAACCGTTAAAAACTCATTTAATTGTTGTTCCTGTTCTAAAGTAATTTGACTTTTATCTATTTTTTGTTGTCTTAGACTTGTTAACATCGACATCGTTGCCGACGGAACGACAAAAAAACCATCTCCGACAGAATAATTAACTTTTTGCTGAATTATTGCCGAAGTAGTTGGGCTATTTGTTGTAATAGCCTGTATTCTGTCTAACTGCCAGAGGTCGAACGTCTGAAATGGTATATATTCAATGGTCGTTGTGTCTAACCATTCCTTTGTCGGTTGTCTAAAGATGTCGTCAATCAAAAAAGGTCTGATTCCTAATTGAACACCTGTCCACGCGTTGACCTTTTCGGGTTTATTCGCCGGTTTGATCTGTTTTATCGGTTGTCTGCGACTCATTCTTATTGTCTATTTTTTTGTTACTTACTTTTTTTGTAGCCTCAATTGCGGAATGCCCTAAATGATACAAATGTTCTAACTGTTCCTGAGTAGCATCGTCAATTTTGACTGCAAATTTATTGCAACTTACAAAACAACCTTTAAATTTTTCTTTAATTTTAAACATAATCTTTATTTATTTAAAAAAAGGGTTGCATAATTAAATACAACCCCCTTTAAAACACCTTTTCTAATCAAAATTTATACTGGTATAACAACCGCAGGATCTACCGGATAGGCCAAAGTAGTTCCGCGACTTACTAATGTCACGCTTGCTTGATTCTGGTCATTGATAGCCGTTCCTGTTGTAGTTTCAAATGCTGTCAATTGTGCTGGGAATTGAACGCCTGCAGATGTTAAACTTTGAGGAACGCCCCAAATCCATCTACTTCCATTGTTTTCTTCGTGGATAACAACGAAACCGCAGCAACAATTTTTCAACTCGTCAATCAATTCCTTCACATCTTGATTATGGCAAGGAAAAACGCCGGTAACGGTCTGCGTTACTACTGTGTTACAGTTCACGCGCTCGCCTGTTTCAACGAAAGAGCCTGTTTCCTGATAAGGAACAATTTCATAAAATTTTGTCAAACCTGTCATTGTAATGACTGTTAATTCTCCAGATACAAAAGTAAGCGATGCAATATCGCCAACGCTTGCAAGCCAAAAACGATTTAAACCGCCGGCGCAACTGAGAGAACAGTCAACACTATATCCTGTGCTTAAGCAACTCATATTATTATTTTTTATTATTGTTATTTAAATAGCCGGCTTTTACACCGGCTTAATAGATAGGTTTAATTAGTATGCAACCGTAATCAATTCGTTGTGCTTGTAGTTAAATCCTAAGTAAAACTTAAGTTTAGCTTTCAATTTTTCATCATGCAAATCGTACCAAGAAAACACCTGATTCAATGGGCTTGCAATGTCAGTTCCCATCACCATATTGTCACGCTTAGTATAAAGTACATAGTTAGCGTTATTGATTCCCTGATAGTCTAAAGCGTACTGTTGCCAATCGTACATCGGCTTAACCTCTATGCCATTATAAGTCAATCTGGACTGTCCGTTCATCAATAACTCAAGGTGCATATTTGAAGAAATACCGTTATTTTGTAAGTCTTTCAAATATTGTCTGTAAACGTTAGCAGAAACAAGCATCACCTTATCAGCCTCTGGAACGGCAGTCAATACGTTGGAAGCGTTATCCCAAACTGCATTTAACAAGTCGATACCATCGCCCGCACCCAAAGGAATACCGCTATTGGAATTGATATAAGGTACCAAGTTTTGAGCAACTAAGTTAGGAAGGTAAACAGACCACATTCCATCGACGATATTCACATCGTTGTTACCGCTTGCCTTGTCGCCAAAGAATGCCAATAACAAAGCCTGTTTTCTAACTGACTGTTGTAATCTGGTCATTAACAAATCCATGAAGATCGTTCCATCAAGGTTATCAATCTGAGTTCCTTTTTTAAGTAACTGCTTATAGATTGTATCTTTAAATTCGTCAAAACAAAGTTCAACGTTTGCCTTAACAAATTCAGTTTCGATACATCTTTCAAAAATGCTAAAGTTACCTTTTGGAGTCCAACCGCAACCGTCACCGAGTTGAAGTGGATTTTCCAATAAACCAACATATCCGATATTCTGCTTTTTGTTAATTGTAACCATAGTGTCGAAAATATCAGACACTTCGGCGTCAAAAAATATCGGTTTAAGTAACAGTTCCTGAGCCTGTTCGCCAATCAAATTTATATTGAATTGACCGTTTTCGTATGTAGCCATTATTTATATTTTTTTATTGTTTTATGAATGAATTAAACTAAAGTAAAATCAATATCGATTGTGTAAGCCGTATTCGTGCTATCGTCTGAATTAACTGTGATAGTACCTGTATAAGAACCTGCCACGCCGGAAGTGTCAACTGCGCCTTTGTAAGCAACTGATTGACCCGGATAAATCACATCGCCATACGCAGTTATTGTAAAAGAAGTTACATCGGAAGTGTAAGCAACCGAGCTAACTGTCAATACCATTCCGCCATTGTTTTTAACATAAACGGTAAAAGGTTCTATCGTTCCACCTGCTGCAAAACTACCGATTGAATAAGCTCCGCCATCTGCAACTACTGTACTGTTGTCGCCTTCAAGAAGTGCAATTCTTTGAGTGCCTAAAGTTGTAGTGTCAATTTCGATTGTACCGATGAAAGGATTGAAAAGGATATCAAATTCTTTCATGCAAGGGCATTCAATAGCCGGGTTTTCTCCAACCTCAATAACAACGTTAATAGTCCATTCTGTATTAAGGTTTAAACCTGTTACATCGACTGTAATTCCAGATACGGTTCCTGTTCCTACGGTTGTAGCAAAATTACCATTGCCGTCAGTTATTACAACTTTCAAATAACGTGTGTCGATTGTGCTTGTAGGCGATGAAAAACTTAAGTTTACTTCGCCGGTTGTGTAAGCTATTTCCGCAACTAACTGAATATCCACACCCTCGCAACAACAATCTTTGATTCTTAAAATCTCAGCATTGCCGGCGTTGGCCAATGGATTTGTACGGCTGAAAAAATACTCTTGTGAGTTTCCTTCTTGATAAAAGTTTTCTTTATTAAAAGCCATGATTTTGATTTTTTATTTTTTAAATAATTGTTTTACTAAATCAGAAGACGCCTTAATCTGGTCTTTTGTATATTTGTTACTACTAACATTATTTGACTGAGCCGCAACTTTATAGTTTTGTTGTTTAGCCAATGCAACGGCAGCGGCCTCTTCCATTTTCTTCTCGCCCATCTCCATCGCGGATTTCATCTCTTTCATTTTAGATTCCATTTCGGACATTCCGGATTCAAGTTCGGCAATACGTTTTTTGTACCAGTCGATTTTTTCCTCCGGCGTATAATCTTCAAAAGATTTTTCTATTTCGATCTCCATCTCGGAAGTTGGCATTTCTTTATCTTCAACAATTTCCTCAACATATTCGGCCTTCATACCGAAAAACGATGCGAGTTGTTGTAAGAATGTTTTTTTGTCATTCATACTTTTTTCAATTTTTAATTTAGGAATATTTTTAAATTTGCTTTGTGCCCTAACTTTATTCATTACCGCCTCATAATTCTGATAACCGTCAACCTCACTTTCTTCAATAACGCTATCAATAAACCCCAATTCCATCGCCTCGCTTGCGGTCAACCACGTTTCGGCCTTCATCATTTGTTTAACCGTTTCAAGTGTTTTGTCATAACTGCCCTTTATTAGTTTGTCTTTACTTTGTATCTGAACCGTATAGATTTTGGCCATCTGATCATCTATGCTATTCAAAAGGTTTAAAGACTTTTGCATTTTATCCGCGTTGCCTTCGACCATCGTCCACGCTGAGTGAATCATAAAATAACTATTCTGTGTCATTACCTTTTCGTCACAGGCCATCATTATAATCGTCGCCGCGCTTGCAACTAATCCGACACCTTTTGCCGTTGTTTCGCCTGAATACTGCGCAATAAGTTCTGCCATTGCTAGACCTTCAAAAAAGTCGCCGCCTTCTGATGCTATGTTAAAAACTACCGGTTTGCCCTCAGCGGAATCTAAAGTTGATTTTAAAACCCCTTTGTTAGATTCCAGAAAACTGTCGATAGTGCCTAATATATTGAATTCTATTTGATTTAATTTCTTAGCCATAAAATGCAAAATTTATACAAAACTAAATTTGTATAATTCCAAAAAATAACGAAATAAAAAAACCCCTTACCTGAATGGTAAGAGGCCAACACTTATGGAAAACAAAAAAATGAAAACTATCTTCGGCGTTTATATTTCCTTTTGTACTTATGCAAAGAAACAAAAACGCTGGCAGTTATTAAAACGATTATTAAGACTAAAAAAAATCTAATCATTTTGGTTGTTCTGTTGTAGCCATTATAAGTCCAATCAAGATACAAATAAAAGCGATAATAAGTAATAAGGTCATAGTTAAATTTTAAAATAAAGTAGGATAAATTTTGTTTGCTTTAGTTTTGTCAAATCCAAATTCTTTGATTTCTTTTTTTGTCAGTTTAACATCTTCTAACCATTGATTTGCCTTAATCCAAAACTCTTTTTTTATTTCAAATCCGAATGATTTTCTATTTAGATTTTCTGCTGCTACCAAAGTCGAACCACTACCGGCCACAGGATCAATAACAACATCGCCCTCGTCTGTAAAAATCTCAATAAGTTTTTCGAGTAGTTTTACTGGCTTTTGAGTTGGATGTATTTTTTCACTTTCGCCATCACGTGGCCAATCAATACAGTTAAAAATCATTTTGCCATTATTTCTAAATTTAGGTAGTTTGTCCCGATATAATACTAATCCATATTCGCAGTTACCGACAATTTTCATATTTGCTTTCAAAACCTGAGCCGAAAAGTTTTTGCGAAATACAAGATTGATATAATTATTCAATCCGTAACGTTTGGCCAATTCAATCAAATACATTTGTTGGTCAAAAGCACAAAATATAATCATGCAAGGTGCATCACTTTTTTGTCTTTTTTCGCCATCTACTTTATCTTTTTTCGGTTCTGCTCTTAACATTGTACTACAAAAGTGCATAAATTCGGCCGGTCTAAAATCTTCATCAGTATCAAAAAACGATTTTCCAGCGAGTTCTGATTCTCCATTTGAATTATCGCCATCTTTATACCATGCCGGATTACTTGCATAAGCGTTATTTCCTAAATTGTAAGGTATATCAGCAATAATCAATTGCGCTTTTGGAATAATATACCTTTTATAGTTTTGAAAATGGTCTCTTATTATCATAGTTAAATTTTTTCATCTTTAAATAATAGGTACATTTTAGAAACCTGTTCCTTTGTGCGAGTTACCCTGAACGCCTTGCCCCATTGAAACTGCCAGTTATGAAGCGCGGAATCCTGGTCCTCAACTGATTCATAGATAAATATAATTCTATAATATTTTTTCCCTTTGACTACTGCCTCTTCAACCATTGGCTTATCGTACATCATGACAAAATAATCCGGCTTTAAAAGTTCTGGGTTTTCAGTCGAAACTACCTGAACACAATAATATAAACCAGTTTTTGAAGTCTCTTGACTAAATGCCAAAACTGAAAAAAGCATTCCAAAAATAAAAATTAAATTTCTCATTGTCATAAAATTTTGTTGTTAAAAAATAGCGGTTTAAGGTTAACCGCAAACCTATGTTTAATTACTACACTAAAGATAGGTAATATTTAAAATCATATATTTTAATAAAATGAATCATATCATGAGCAGATAAGCCTATTGCAGAACCTAATCTTTCAAGTTTAGAAATTGATTCAGTAGGTAAAACTGAATAAATAGAACGGTATTGAGGCCATTGAACGCCTTCGCAACCTTTTGAAAGGTTTTCTGATACAATATCAGATGCAATGTTGTTAAACATTGATTGAATAGTTTCAATCTGAGCCTTCATTTCTGTGAAAATTGTTCTTGTGTACATGGTCATAATTTTTTTTGTGTGTTATAATTTTAATTCCCTTATTTGTTGTTACAAAGATATAATAACAATTTCATATAAAAAAATTTATTTTCACTTTTGGCTAAAAAATTTTAAATTTTCATCTTATTCGGGTGGAAATAGCAATAATGGTTGCTCAAAATGTGATAAATGGCGTTAATTTCCAACGGTACGACCTTTGAAAGTTCCTTTACTGCCTCGTGGCGCGTATCGAACCGCTCGATATATTCCGGATAAAGCATAATTACAAGGTAGCGATTGACTATCGACTGCCTGATCACATTATGTTTGACTAAAAAAGCCAATATATTAAAAAGGTTCTGGTCTTTTTTCTCAGATTGTAGACTTTCAATTATCTGAGCCTCCAGAACCTCGCAAAATTTAACGTTTGCCTTTCGAGTTTTGGCAGTTAAAATGTTTTCTACCATTTCAAAACCTCATTTTTAAAATAATAGATTACTTTTCCGATACACGCTGAACAGTTAAAATCCTGTTTCATTCTTGATTGGAATGTTTCGCCGTTCTTCAATTTAACAATGTATCGGTAATAAAGGTTAAATAATGTTTCTTTGTCATTACCGGACAAAATTAAGTTGGTTTGTTGTTTCTCCATGATTTTTTTTACAATAGATCTGGATTCAATCGGAATTTCTCTAATATACATAATAATTTGTGAGTTTCTTGTTCTGCTAAAGTGATTATTTGTTCCTCAAAATATTCAATATCATAGTCGAATAATATTAAAGCTAAATGCATACATTCGTGCATAAGTAACGTGACATCTTTATAATTGCCCTCCAGACGATACAAATTTATAAACAAATACGGTTTGTCGGAACATGGAATAAGATTGCACATTCCGGCGATATAAACGTTTTGAGGCGTTTCATCATATTGAATACAATCATAAATATTAAGTCCATGCAGTTCCGGAAGTTTAAAGTAATTGAATAAATCAATACTTTGTTTACCTACCAAAAAAAGGTAACTATCAAAATCAAAAACTTGCATTTGCTTTTATTGTTTTCTTATCCGCGCGTGAAAGTTCCACATCGTAATCAGTGCTGGCAGTATAAACAACTTGTAACCTATCTACGCGGCCATTTATCGCTGCGACTGTTTCTTGAAACGCTGTAAATTGTTGTCTTTGTTCGGCCGCTACCATGTTTGACTCAGCTATTAAGGAAGTAGGCGCACCAACCACGCCACCGGCTGCGAATCCGGGTATTTTTGCACTCTTTAATGTCGAATATCCGATTCTGTTTTGTTGTTCGCGATTAAGTACGACCTCGCCTGTTTTTAGCGTTGCCAGAACGTTATCGCCGTTAGTTAATGGTTTTATATTGCCTTTACTTTTAACTACGCCACCGGCTGCGAATTGTACAATCTCGCCGTTAAGTTTACCAACAACGCCACCGGTCGCGAGAGGTTGCGCGGCGATTAGTGCCGTTTGTGCTGCTGCCTGAATACCTGCCGCCACTATTGCCGGAATATTAAAAGGAGGCGGTGCGCTCGCGATTGCCTTACTGACGGCTAAAGCGCCCTGAATAATAGATTGAATAATCGCGATTGCCTTTTCGCGTTTGGCCGCTTCCTGTTCGGCTTCCTCTTTTGCCTTTGCTATCTGATCCGCGTTTTTTTCTTCGCGTTGCAGTTGTTGTTGTAAGTACCTACGTTCTAATCCTGTCGCGGTGCTTAACCGTTCGTTAAGGTCTTCAATCGCCTTTTGATTCTGTTCTTCCTGTGCGGCAAATCTGGCGTTCCTTTGTTCGTCTGCCGCCTGAGCGAATTGGTTGACTAAATCGAGCGCTTGAGTCGTATAATTCGCAGCGTCCTCAATATTCTTTTGGATTGCATCTCGTCGCGCTTGTAGTTCCTCATCACTTTTGGCGATACGTTCCTCAATCAATGCGCCTGACTTATCTGTATAATCTTTTTCGAGGTTTAAAAGGTCGGTATATAATTTTTGATTTTTGTCTAATAAGGTAGCGTTTAGTTCCTCGTCTATCATTACGCCATCGGCCTTTAGTTTTTCATTTTCTTCAAACACCTTTTTGTTTGCCTCAATTTCTGCGTCAATTCGCTTTTTATTGATGTCAAATAATTGGCGGTTATATTGTTCCTCGCTTACAATTCCTTTTAACCTTGCCTGTTCTAAAGCGTTTATCTCGCGATCTTGAACGGTTGAAATTTCATCAATACGTTTGTTGTATGCCTCAGTCCTTTGTTCCTTTGCTTTTTCAAATCCATCTTTCTGAATAGCGTTTAATTCCTCAATATATTTTTGTTCCTCCAATAACGTGAACGCCTGAAAATCACTTTGCGCCTGTTGTTCGGCCTCATTGTTTTGTTTTCTTAATTGTGCGACCTGCTGAGATGCCTCGCCAAAAGTTTTAACCGCTTCGGATTCCCTATCTTTGTTTAGTTTTTTTAGTTCCTCAGTCTGTTTTTTTGCCGCGCTGATAGATTCATCGAAGGCTTTCTTTGCCTCCGCTTTGCGTTTTTCCTGTTCGTCTTTAAGTAACTGAATTGTAAGATCGGCCGCCTTTTGTTGTAGGTTTGCAATTATGCCGAGTTGCTGCTCCCTAAATTTCGCTTCGTCTGACAAAAACTTTTCGCGGTCTTTCTTCGCCTGTTCTGCCTGTTCTTTTGCTTTCTTTATTGCCTCCGCGTTTATTTGTGTGCGCTTTGCCGTTTCGGTCTTTGTTGTGTCTGTAATACTTTTTTCTGATTCCTTACGGGCGTTTTCGTACCCTTCGCGCCATGCTTCCCCAACGGTTCGGCTTTCGTCCGTAATGGCTGCGCGTTTTTTCCTCAGTTCCTCAATTGCCGCGTCAACATTTGCGCCAAAAAAACTTTTAATGTTTTCGCCAAATATCTGAGCATCGAGTGCCAGTACCTTAAAAAAGTTTACAAAGTTTTTACCTAACTGTTTTAATGCCTCAATGTTTCCGGCAAATATAAAAGGTAAGTTTTGAAAAAAATCGCCGATTGCACCGATAACAACTCGCAGCGGTTCAAAATTATTGACTGCCTCGTAAACTGCCACGCCTATATCGTAAAAAAAACCTGCAATTGGTTTAATTAAATCGAATAAATAAAGTAAGGCTTTTAATAAATAGGTTTGTACATAGGTTCCAAAGGTTTGCATCTGATTGCCAAAGTCGGCAAACTTTGCAGCCGTTTCAATCTGCGCCTGTGCAAGTTCCCTATTTGCGCCTAATAAATCCTTTTGCCTTTCTGCATATTCTCCGGTTGCCTCGCCAATCTGATTCATTATTTCGGGAGTTTCAGATACAGATGAAAGAAATTCATCGCTGGCCATTGTACCGGATAGTAAACCGGTTTCAACTTGCTTTAAAGCATCGGAAAAACTTACGCCGGTCTTATCTGCTATGCTTTTTGCCGCCTCGTTTATCTCATTTGCATCAACGCCAAAAGTCTGAGCCAATGCCGTAACATCTCGCGTTAAATTGTTTAGTTCGTCACCGCTTGCACCGGAAAAGTTAGCGACTGCGTTTTTTGTTTCGTCAATCTTTTTGACTAATTCGTTTAGTTGGCCAACCGCTTGCACAATAAATTTACCGGCCTGAAAAGCTATAAAACCCCCGATTAAGGCTTTACCGAAACCTGTCAAATTACCTTCGCTATCCCTTAGCATATCATTGAACGCCTCGAATCCGGGAATTGAGCTCATTAAACTTCGGGTTATCTTTGCGAATGTCTTCGGATAATTACCGACATTGCGCTGAAATTGTCCGGCGCTTGCGTCAACATCTTTTAACTGTTTATCGAGTTTTTGAATTTCCTCAAGTAGATCTTGCGCTTCTTTCGTGCTGGCCTTTTCACTTACTGCAAGGTCTTTATATTCCTTTCTAAGCCTATTTAATTTGTTTGATAGCTTATCATAAGAGCCGATCGCATTTGATTGTTCTATGAACGATTTATTTAAGTCGTCCTGTTGTTTCTTAATTGCCTTTTGTTCGGCCTTTAGTCGTGCGAGTTCCTCTGCCTTATCGGCAAATTCCTGAGTTCCGGCTGCAAGGTTTTTAAGTTCCCCTTCCGTTTGTTTGATAGCTTTATTTAGGTCGTTTATGCTATCAATACCATCTATGTTAATCGTGAATCCAACTATCTTATTTGCCATTGCTATGCGTTTAATCTACTTAATAATAAAGAGGAACTTATTTGACTTGCCTCAGTTCCATCGCCTAAATAATTATTCAATAAATATGTTTTTGTCGAACGGTTCAATGCTACATTAAAACTGTTAACCTCTTGCAATATAAAATTATCGCCATGAATTTTTATAAGTTTTCTAAAGTCAAGGTTAAATATTTCTACTATGTCCCAGAAAACATAACATTCAACTTGTTTGCCTGATTGCTGCCTTATAAATTCGTATAAATAAAATCTTTCAAGTAAACCCTTAATAACAAAACCGTTTACAGTTTCATTCCCAAAAGTAAGCGAAATAAAATTACCGTTATTTGAATTATAGTCTACCATGTAACACAAAGGCGCGGAATATGCAAAAGTTCCAATACCTGTATTAACATAAATTTCGCCCCAATTATAATTTATTCCTACTTCGCTAATAAAAATACGCGGCAAAATATCATAATTTGCCTCAGTGCTTATTGGTGTTGTTAAAAAGTTTTGACTCCAGATAATAGGACAAATAAAAGCAACTAAAGATGCAGGGGTTTGAATACTTGGATCGGCAATACATAAACTTGCGCTAAAAAAAGGATTTTCGATAACATCCTGTCCGGATTGAAATCGGTTTGAAGGAAAATTAAATTGCGCTTGCATTAAATCTAATCCGGCTCCGGCGTTAATTGATTCGAGTGTCGGGTCGTTAGAATCGTACTGCCATGACAAAATTAACTGATTAGGTATTTCTGAAACGCTGAATATTTCACCTTCCTTATCTAAATCTACATTCTGTGTTTTGTCTATTGATTGAGTAGTATAAAAACCGCTTTGTAAATTTGTAACGGTTGGAAAACTACTTTGATAAAGGTATGTATCTGCCGGTTCAATTGTTACGGTTTGATTGTTTACATCTGTCTGGAAGGTAAGATTGAACGCGTGCGCTAACCCTTTGATAAAATCTAAAGAGTTCCACGTTTTATTTATAAAATAACGAAAATCTATTGTTAAACCACTTTGAACTATTGCCTCGCCGGTTATATTCATTCTAATTTCGTAATCTATAAATCCAGCACCCATTAAAATAGCAACGCCCATTTCCACAGTATCGCCAGCCGCTAAATAATGTACCTCTTCGCCTGTTATAGTAGTATCTGTTGTTAAACCTCCTGTTCCATATGTAGTACCAACAGGATTACCGTTAATACTAAACCCAAATTGCAACTGTCCAGTTATTGTAATATTTGATATAATACCAATACCAGATAAAAGATAATAACCTGTTACTGGTACGGTATATATTCCATTTGTATTATTATAAGGGTTTGGAATTGCTAATGGTGGTGTATAATTTTGAGTCGGGAAAATATATACACCAACAAATGCGGTTGTAGTATTTAAAACAACATCTGAAACATCTATATTTAGATAATCTAAACCATATTGAGGGTCATATATTTTATCTTGTAATGGAACGGGCATCACTAACTTTGCAAACCAATTAGAATTAAAAAAATTACTTACAACCGTATAATTTATATCGGCAAAAATTTTGTTTACAATAGTTCTAATAAATATCGCAGGCGTAAATTCAAAAACGCTGACCTCATTCGCAACTAACCAGTCCTTCCACTTGATTAAAATATATTTATAATTATTACCAAAATAATTATTTACATAAATACCATCTATAATATTTGATGAATTATAAACGTGCGTGCCGTAATCATACTCATATAAAAACTTATTACCTACTTGAACAGTCCAATCGACATTATTTCCGTAAAACGCTACCTTATAAGTTTTGCCTTGCCAATAATATAAATCTGGCCTGATGTCTACGCCGGTAAGTTGACATTTGCCTTGAAAAAACGCCATGCCGTTAACCTCGATATAGGCATCAAGAAAAACTTGTTTGTTTGCCGTATTTTCTGCTATATCCCAAAACCTGCTAAATATCAAATTATTGTTATTTGTCGCCGGAAATTCAAATGAATATTCTGAGCGGCTGCCAGTATTGATAGCAATTCCGTTTTTATCCTTTAATGAATAGGTCATGTTTAGGATAAAAGAATCTGTCGGCAAATCGACCTGCTTATTGTCAATTAAAACTTTTATATTTTGCATATTAGTTTTGTTGTACGCTTATTTCGTTAGCTTCCACAATAGTCAAAGTGACGTTTACAAGTTCGTTCGTTTCCTCAATCTTAATCTGCGAATCCTCAATCACTACGGCCACTAAACCGCTTGCTGTTTCCATGTAAACTTCCGGACTGCTTAACAATTCTGCTATCCATTGTCCCCAGAACGCATCGTAAAAAGTTGATTCAAGTTCGTAAGATTTATTAACAACTTGCTGAATTTTAAACCGCCCTTTGTCGTATGTAGTGGTCGGTGGTGTGGCGGAATAGTTAAATGATTGCGGTTTTTGTGCCTGTTCGCTTTTTGTACCTTCAAAAACAGTCTTTTTGTTTGTGAACGTGTAAGCATCTACGCCGCCCAACCTATTTAACCAGTGCAATCTAATTTTATTCGCGCAACAATCGACAATCTGAAACATATACTTAACAGATTGCAACGTGAAAGATGTTCCGATTAGATTTCCGGCTTGGATTGAATAATACCAACCGACCGGAATACCCGGAAGGCCTATCGGAAATGCCGGAGGCGTGAAAGTAGTAACAGATAATTGCGGAATACCTACGCCGATTGAACGCGGTGTAAATGTTAAATTTGGCGCAACTGAGATATAACCGGCTGAGCCTTGAATGACCTGATTATTGTCATAAATAATAACCCTTATCGCGTTTGTTCCACTTGTAGGGATATATGTCATGTTTAAATTATCCGTTCTGCAAATAGGAATCGGGTTTGTTGTTGTAGTCGCTGCAGTCGGGTAAACGCTCGGTAAGTTAGTAAGGAAATAACGGTCATAAACGCCTCCGACGGTCGGATAATCAATTGCGTAACTATCCATGCCAATAAAATCCAATGTTTGTCTGCAACCGATAACAGAATAAGTACCAAACGGTATTGTATCAACTACCAATACTGGAGGTGAACCCGTTGTAAGTGGCACTAAATCGTTTGTTATTGGGTCTCGGTACGCATAATAAACTATTAACGCCGTATCTGTATGGCAGTCAGTACATAAAACATCATACGCCGCGTTTAAAAACTTTGGGAACGGCCTCGATATGTCAGTCGGGTTCGGTGCGCTTACTGATTGCAAAATCTTTGCTACATCAAACTCAAAATAATAATTTATCGGTGCTGCCCCTACCGTATATGCCGGCGGTTTGTATAATTCAGTTACTAATAAACCATCGACAAAAACTAAAGCCCTTGCGCGAACTAAAGGGAATGCGCTCGGCTGAGATGTAACGTAATAGTTAGGCCGATACATACTATTCGGTAAGTATGGAGGCGTGTAAAATACTGCCATTATTTTTCGTTTAGATAGTTTTTTAATTCAGGATCTGCGGCTGCCTCAGTATTAAAGTTTGAAACCCAACTTTCGGCCGTTGTGTATGGTAAAGTATTTGTTTTTCTCGATACGCGAGCGAATGCCAATGCCTGCGAATTGTCGGCCGCTGCATATTTTGTTTTATAAACTGCCGGAATTAAAACAATATTCCATTGCTTTTCAAATTGCAAGTTCCAATATTCGAAAACTTGATAAATAATCGTACCGGTGTAATCGACTATTATCTCATTATTTGCGGTTGCGCTTGCCTGTGCCTGTTCTAATGTCATTTGATATAGAATTTTATGTTATCAGAATCTTTTTTTTGTACTTCGGTTATAACATCGTAAAATTTACCTATTAAAAGTTCTTGAAAAGCCTTATTAATTAGTTTTTGTACTTCGTCCTCAGAATCTTTGAGCGCATCGAATATTGCTCCGGTTCGTTTTCCTGTACTACTATATTTATAACTGCCGCGTGTTGGCATTCCTTCCTGTTTCTGTTTGTAGGCAATGGCAAAAGCCACGCGCTCGGCTTCCTTATCGTTTTTACCGAGTTTTAACTTTGCAAATCTTTTTAAACCGTCAATATATTTAGAACTTTTCGCGCCGCTGCCCGGATTAAATGGAATCTTTTCAGGCGCTATTCCAAAGTTTTGAACCATTCCGTAATCTAACATCAAAAATTCGAGCATAACGCTATCCATAGTCGCGTTAACTTTGTATTCTATGCTATCATTTAACGCGCCTGTCATCTTATGGCCTTGCATGATAAAAGCCTTTTTAACGGCCATTACAATAACCTTACCGACCTCATCGCCTAAACTTTGGAATGTTTCTATCATTGCAGTTCGTAATCGGTTGTAGGTGGTGGAATATCGTCAAACGGTGCGGGCAACCCTGAAATATTTACAACATCAGTCGGACAATCCCAAATATAATAAATGGTGAAACGAGTTTCCAACAACACTAAACTGTTATTGTGTGCGTCACTAAGGTAATCAATATCAATTGCTCCGGTGATTCCACATTGGTAATTAGGTGTCCGGCCTACGCGGTTAAATTCGCTCAGTACATTTACCGCCAAATCTTCCAAATCACTTTGAACCTCAATAATTGAGCGTTGGTTTGTGCTTGCATCGTTATTGTAGTATTGCAAGTCAGAAAATATAAGGCTACAATTTAAAGTTCCCTTTACAGATTTTTCCTTTATTTCTACCTGAGCAGTTGGATATAAAAATAAAACCGACGGATATAAAACCCCGACGGTATTTGTGCCTGTCCAATTGTTTTGGATATTTATGTTAATATCAGAATAATAACCGTAATGATAAAAACCTATTCGCCCGGCAGTCTGCGCGTTTATGCCTTGACATATCTGGTTAAACAGGTTTGATATTTGAACTAATTTCATATAAATATTTTTTAATTATCAAACAAAAGTAATTATTTTTTTTTCTTTTTACTTTGTTCCTCAGAATATTTATTTTGATATTCAAATTCTGCCTCAACTGCGGACAAATAAACAAAGGCGTCATATAACGGCGCTGCCTCTGCTGATTCCATCGGTGTCATGTCCGGTCGGTTAAATATACCACTTTCGGCCAATCGTTTGAGTGTTAAATACCAACCGTATTTAGATGTTAATTGCTCAATTCCCGCCTTAACTTCGATAAAGCTTGCGCGTTTGTATAGGCTTGAAAACTTAGATGCAATAGTTCGTTGCGTTTCAACAAAAAAAAACCCACGCGCCAAACATCGTAAAGATTCCAATCTAAAAACATCTTTTCGCGCTTTAGTAAAGATGAATGATATTTCTCATCTTTCTTTCTACATAAAACGCAAAGTATTTTTGCCATTGCTACCCAATCGCCGCCGGATAAATCTTTCATGTTTTGTTGGAATTGTGCTGACTCTGCGTATTCAATAACCGTACTGTTTTCCATGTAACGCTCCGGAAGGTACCAAAACTCGCCATTAACCTCGATAACGTTTGAATATTCCGGTTCTGGAAGGTTGTTTAGTAACTTAGTAATGTATTGAAATAACCAAACTAAAGATCCAACCTCCAAATCTTGCAAATCGCTTTCATTATTTCCCGACCAGTAACAGATGCACCGGATAAAATACGGATGCACCTGTTTGGAAATGGTCAGGTCGTCAATTTCAGAAATAGCGGTTTCGCGTTCCTCTTCCGTTTCGGCCTTATCTATTTTAACAAGACATTGCGGTTTTGTAGGTTCGACAAATTGTAGAAAGTCGATATAACGCTTTAGTGTTATTTCTTTTAACTCGCTTGGTATGTTTATATCAATGCCTGATTCTGTACTAATTTTGAGCATCGTCGTCTGCTTTGTATTTGTTAGACTTTTTAAAACGTTTTGGTTTTGCCTCCTGTTCTGGTTCGTTTGCTATAAGTTCCTCGCGTATCTCTTTTGCTTCCATTAAGGTAACGCGCTTTTCGGTAATGATTTCAGATATTGTTTTTTCCTCTGGCTTTAAGATTCCGCCGCCTGTATTTTTTTGAGGTTGAAATCTATTTCCAGAACCTTTGTTGTTTTGTAGGTATCTTTGAACCTGTTGAGATAGTGCGCGCAGTCCAAAGTCGGAAGGATATTTTGCGCTGAGTACGATAATTTCAGTTAGTGTTTTTAACTCTTCGTTTGTCATGATAATAATTATTTAGTTGTGAATGATAAAATGCCTTTTCCTTTGTTTGCTGCTAACATTCCGAGTGCGTAATATCTGCACGCGTCCCAACAATGATTAAACGCGTCAATCGGCTTGTTTATTTTCGTTCCTGAGCGTTCCTCTTTCCATTTGTAAGCGTTCGCCTCCTTAATCCAATTATAAGAATTGCGGGTCAGGTTTATATCGCCATAGCTTCGTAAAATATCGATTGAATAGTTTATACTGTCAGCGCCTTTGTCCGCGCCTTTAATATTCCAACCGTAAAGTTTTAATTCTTGGATTGATTTAGGGTCGGCGCTATCAGCAAAGATTAAATCATGTTTAGTTACGCCGGCCTCAATCAATAGTTTATTTATATCTCGGTTTGTTAGTCCTGTTTGATATATCAATTCTTCGCCGTACAAAACGCCATCTGATAAGCCACACTTAACAAGCGTTGTTGGGTCATTAGTGAAACCGAAGTCCATACCGTAAGCGAATTTATTTAATTGTTCCGGCATTTTGTCTACTGTTCGATAGTTAAATACTAAGCCTTGTATTTTACCGGTCTGTCCTAATCCGTACACGCGCCAAAGTTGAGTGTCAATCGTTTTAAGCCTTAATATACCTTGAATAATATTATCGCTTAAAAACGGATTGTGTTCAAAGTTACTGATGAAATAGGCCACGTTTTGCATCGGTATAACTTTCTCATGAACCCAAAACTCAGCGTTTGGATTATAGTCTATAAATGTCCGGTAAGATGTTCTTAAATCAAGTTCTGAAAAAACATTATAATCAATACCATTTGCCTCGTTCACAAATAAAACGTGCCTTTTTCCATTCTTTGCATCCTGTGAACTTTCATAACTTGTAAACTCGATAATTGAACCATTACGGAAGGTATAAATCTTATCACTATTATTCCATTTTAGAATTTGACTTGAAATGCTTAGATTTTCAGATACAATATTTTGAGCATCACGAATTGCGCCACGTTTTAGATTCGGTATATCCTGCCCTACAATGGTAATGACAAATTTAGGGTTCTCGATTGCGATTGTAAACAAAACCTGTAATATAGAATAAGTCTTACCGGAGGAAGTGCCGCCCTGATTTACGATTGTAACCTTTTTTTTATTATCTAATTTTGGATAATATTTGTCTGGATACTTATTCCACAAATAAAGGCAGGTTGTTTTCATTCCGGTTTGTATGGTAGTGTTTTTTCGCCTTGTAATACTTCAACCTTAAAGTCTATTTTTTCGCCATCTGCGCCTGTTATTTCGGTGCGTTGTGTTGGTTTACCATAGCAATATGATAAAAGCATGTCAACGGCCTTTAAATCGCCTTTGAGCGCCTTGTTTACTACGACTGTCATTAAGCCGTCAACTAACTGCTGATTGTTTTTCTGTTGTTTGAGTAAATCGGCGATAACGGTTTTTATTTCGCGCAGTTCGTCTTTGGGTCGGCCGTTGGGGTTGCCTGTTTGACCTTTTTGCCATGGTGGTCTCAAATTTTCTTTTTTAGGCATAATCGGTGTTTTTATCGGTGTTTAAAATGGAAGTCCTTCCTCAGATTCTACTTCGGTTACTAACATAGATTTTGCGGCTTGTATCTTAGTCCCTATGACTGAATAAGCCTCCAAAGTGATATAATAGTTGCCGTTATATTCGCGCCCTTTGACGTTAAACTTAACTTCGACCTCTTCGCCGGTTTTGTATCCCTCGATTAGGTTGCAGTTGTCTTTAAAGAGTTCGAATTTTATTGTCTGCGGATATTTAGATTCTGATTCAGTAAGGATAAATTCACGTTTTTTGAAAGACTTTGTTTCGAAAATTTGGGTATCTTTAACCTCTTTGATTGTGCCTTTAAATTTGTACATTGATTTTTATGGTTTTAAATTTTTCTTAAATACTTTCCAATCTACAAAATGATGGTATCTATTAAATCGAATTACGGTTTTTGCATATTGTGGCCATACAGCTTCTAACATTTTTGCTTTTAATAATTTCTTTTTAGGGTCATTCCCTTTGTAAAGTTCATCTTGATTTCCACCTTTTAATTTAACTACCGTACTTACTTTATTTGTCATATAATAAATACAACTTGCAGTTGTTCCTTCGTTATGTAGAACTTGCAAACATAAATCTACATCTTCGTTATATTTTAATCTCCAACGATAAGGTAATGAATTTTTAATTAATAAAGCTGAATATATATGAGTATTCATTTTAAATGATTTTTTTGGTGGTTTAGCAACAAAATATCTATATTCAAAACCTGCTATATCAATATTATTTTTTTCTGCATATTGTTCAACATATAATAATGGTATTATTCCTTCATTTATTTGTTGTTTTTTTGAATTTATCCATTTTGCAAAACCATAAATATTATCATCAAATATCCAATGTTTATTATATCCTAAAGATTTCGAATGTTCCCAACAAAAATTTCTTGCAGGGAAACTACCAAGTCCTAAATTAGAAAAAGGTAATTCTATAATATTTTTTTTACTTATTATTTTTTCATATAATAATTTTTCTTGAGGTTCTATTACAATATAAAAATCTATATTATTTTTTATAAAATATTTTGCAGTAATTGGATTATCATATCTACCTTTTGATACTATATAAACTGGGTACTTAGATTCACTTGCCATGCTTGTCCTGATTTTTTAACATTTACACCTAAATTTTTTAAATAACTATCAGCTTCGTTAATACCATCAAATACAAATACAACTTTTTGTAAATTATTTGCGTTTCCTATTGGGTCAAATTCTTCTGTAAAATCGAGTTCATTTTCTGTCATTTGATTTATTTCAAGTGTATTGACAAAATTAGGAACTTCCATTCCCCATTCTTCAAGTTCTGTGCTGTCCCACTCGTTGGATAAACTTTCGAAGTCATCGCTGCCAAAAGAAACATTGTCTTTGATAACAATGGCGCGTATCTGTTCGCTTGTTAGGTCTGTTAATATTTTACATGGCAGTTCCTTATATCCTAATTCCTTTGCTGCCCTTAGTCTCATATTGCCACCTATGACAATAAATTGGTTTTCGTATTGGTAGACTAACAGTTCACGCGCTGATAACATTTCTGGGTTATCCTGTAAACTTTTGACTAACTTTTCGAATCGCTCTGTTTTAATAAATCTGGGGTTTTTCGGTACGTCAGGAATTTG